TCGAGCAATTTCCTACTGTCGCTGAAGCCCTTGAGTGGGTCTAAATACAACACACTGAAACCATCATTATGCCCATATATCCTGTAAAGAATAATAAGACTGGAGAAGAACAAACTTTGAATATGACCATTGCAAATTATGAGCAATGGCGTAAGGATAATCCTGATTGGGACAAGGATTGGAGTAAAGGATGTGCATCTGCTCAGGAAGTTGGAGATTGGCAGAATAAACTGATCTCTAGAAATCCTGGATGGAATGACGTTCTGTCGAAGGCATCAAAAGCACCCGGTTCAAGAGTAAAGAAGATCTAGTATGGCAAGACGTAAAAGAGGAAGTAGCATCGATCAACCCATTGGAGTTGGTCTGACTGCTAAGCAGATGAAGCGGAAGAAACCGCTAAGTTCAGAGTATTTGATTGAAGTAGAACCTCTTACAGACAATCAAAGAAGACTATTTGATTCATATGCCGACGACAAGCATATTATTGCTTATGGATGTGCAGGCACCGGAAAGACCTTTATAACGCTCTACAACGCGCTTCAGGACGTTTTGGATGAAACCACGCCATACGAGCGTGTGTACCTTGTGAGGTCTCTGGTGTCCACTAGAGAGATTGGATTCCTTCCTGGCACTCACGAGGACAAGGCAGACATCTATCAGATCCCATACAAGAACATGGTCAAATACATGTTCCAGATGCCTAGTGATGCTGACTTTGAAATGCTCTATGGCAATCTGAAATCACAGGAGACAATCAAGTTCTGGTCTACATCGTTCTTGCGTGGAACCACACTGGATAATTCAATCATTATTGTGGATGAATTCCAAAACTTGAATTTTCATGAACTTGATAGTATAATTACAAGAGTTGGTGAAAATACTAGAATCTGTTTCTGTGGTGATGCAACCCAGTCAGATTTACAAAAGACCAACGAACGTAATGGCATCATTGATTTCATGAAGGTCATTCGCTCAATGCCTTCATTTGACATCATTGAGTTCGGCACTGACGATATTGTTCGCTCCGGACTTGTCAAAGAATACATCATCGCCAAAATTCAAATGGGTTTTTAATGTTTAAACATGTTGACTTGAGTCTTCCTCAACTTGAGAGGGAGACAATCGATGGGGTTCGCTATTACTCAGTTCCTGATGAAGAAGAACTCCTTAAATTAGTTTCTATTACTTCTGTCACTAGTCACTTCAATAAAGAGATCTTTGTTAAGTGGCGCAAGAAAGTTGGTAATGAAGAAGCAGATCGTATCACGAAAGCGGCAACAGGTCGTGGCACTGATATGCATACGCTTACTGAACATTATCTGAAGAATGAGGAACTTCCAACAGTAAGACCTATTTCGGATTTTCTGTTCAAGATTTCTAAGACTAACTTAAAGCGTATAAATAATATTTACGCTCTTGAAGGTTCTCTGTATAGCAAGCAACTTGGCATTGCTGGCACAGTTGACTGTATTGCCGAGTATGACGGCGAGTTAGCGATAATAGATTTCAAAACATCTAAAAAACCCAAACCACGAGAGTGGATTGAGCATTACTTTGTTCAGTGTATGGCGTATGGTTGTATGCTGTATGAAGTGACTGGAATCTCAGTCAAAAAACTTGTTATTATTATGGCTTGTGAAAACGGAGAGTGTGTAGTTTATGAAGAACGAGACAAAGCAAAATACATCAAGTTACTCGGAGAGTACATTAGAAAATTTGTTCAAGATAAACTGGAACTCTATGGAACCAAATAAAGAACTAGAGAAAGCAATCGCGAGTAAATTTTTGACACCATCAAAGTTTGCAATTGAGATCGAGAAGATTGTTGCTGAGGAGCAGTTCAATTACATTGACGCCATCTGCCACTATTGCGAGATCAATAATCTTGAGGTAGAATCAGTAACGAAACTGATCTCAAAACCCCTGAAGGAACGATTGAAGTGGGACGCCATTCGTCTCAACTTCATGAAGAAAACTTCACGGGCAAAGTTGCCACTATGATTTCCCGCGACGAACTGATGCACCATCGCCTTCAGGCATGGTTGCGCGAAAATAAGTCCGAAGACCTGGAGTATCTTGGTTACTACGAGGATACTCTGGGAGTAAAGCGTCATTGGTATCGTATCGATACTAATCACGTTTCAGTTGATTGTATTGAAGGAATTGATTTAGTAGATGCTGAAAGTGACACCCTTTGAAACTTACCAACATTATCTTTCATTAAAGAATCATTTTACAAATCCAAAATATGATTTCTTTCGCTATGGTGCCAAGACAAGGGCATCCGTAGCGTCTTTTAATAAGAGGAAAGATAAGTATTGGTTTGAAAAAACTTCTAGAAAATATAGCGATGGAGAAGTCGTTGACTTTCTCGTATCAAATTTTGCGTCCGCTGACAACCCACAAAACTTATGGATTGGAGAAATTATCAATTCTGGCGAAAGAGTGTACGCCGATTGGATGAAACGACGACAGAGTTCGACTTACTTGTTCAAAGAACAAAGCAGCGAATTGCTATCGGAGAACGAATTAGAGATTCTGTTCGACTGTTCCAAAGGTCATCCAAAAATTCTGAAGGAGTATCTAAGCGGCAGATTGTCGCTAGAAAACTTCGTGATCTTCGACAAAATTTTCCATTTTTCTGAAAAGTTTGATAAGAAGTTGAGTGACCCAGTGTGGGAAACCGTCAGTTTAAAAATCAAAAAATACGGACCATTCATAAATATTGACGTATTCCAGTTTAAAAAAATCTTACGGGAAATAGTAAATGGGTAGTTTTTTCAAATCGGATATAGTTCGTGAAGAATTAGAACAAATCAATAGTATGCAAGAGGAAATTTATAGTCATGCTATGAGATTTCCTACTATGTCTCGTCAAGAAAAACTGGAGCATATTGAACAATTAACTGAATTATTGCTAAAACAAAAGATTATGTACACTCGGGTATCATTATCTGATGATCCTGAGGCAGTTGAAATGAAGGAAAATCTCAATAGATCTATGCAAATGATGGGTTTCCCCCCACATATGGATCTCAATCACTTCTTCGACTCGATGAACAAAACCATCGATGCTCTGAAGGAACATATTGACAAGTGAGACTCCCTTCGTTATAATATCCAAGTAATCCAAACATCCAATTTATCCGAGGTATCTAAATGTCTTTCGCAGACCTTAAGAAGCAATCTAAGCTTGGTTCTCTTACTCAGAAACTTGTAAAAGAAGTTGAGAAGATGAACAACAATGGCGGTTCAGGTGACGACCGTCTCTGGAAACTAGAAGTTGATAAAGGCGGCAATGGATATGCCGTCATCCGTTTCCTGCCTGCTCCGAACGGTGAGGACCTTCCGTTCGTGAAACTGTATAGTCACGCATTTCAAGGTCCTGGTGGATGGTTTATCGAGAACTCTCTGACCACTCTGGGTCAGAAAGATCCCGTGTCTGAATACAACTCGCTGCTGTGGAACAACGGCACCGATGCAGGCAAAGATGCTGCTCGTAAGCAGAAGCGTAAACTGACTTATATTTCCAACATCTATGTTGTCAAGGATCCTGCCAATCCTCAGAACGAAGGCAAGGTTATGCTGTACAAGTATGGCAAGAAGATCTTTGACAAACTGACTGCTGCTATGCAACCTGAGTTTGAGGACGAGGAAGCAATCGATCCGTTCGACTTCTGGCAAGGTGCCAACTTCAAACTGAAGGCAAAGAACGTTGCAGGTTATCGTAACTACGATTCTTCTGAGTTCGCTGCACAAAGCGCACTCTTGGACGACGATGACGCAATGGAAGGAATCTGGAAGAAGCAGTTCTCTCTCGAAGAGTTTGTTGCTCCTGATCAGTTCAAGTCTTATGATGAACTGAAGACTCGTCTTGACTATGTTCTTGGCAACAAGGGCACCACTCGTTTCCAAGATCAGGAAACTGTTGAGCAAGAGGAAGAGTTCCGTCAGCAGAATCGTGCTTCTACTCCTGCACCTAGCAGCGGTGGATTCAACGATCCTGACATCACCCTGAGTAATACTTCATCCGATGATGAGGATGATGCACTGTCCTACTTCGCCAAACTGGCAGAAGACTGATACTCAAAAGGACCCGTAAGGGTCCTTTTTTTATGGCATTGTGATGTTCAGATTCTCTGTCTGAATTGTTCGTTCATCAATAAACTGTGATGACTTACCATAGACCATAATGTCTCTAAAGTCATTGAGGAACTGCTGTAGCAGACTTGGTTTCAATACAAATATATTTCGTCTTTTCTCATTCAAATCTATTTCATATGCTAGATTTGATATACCATTCTTTACAGTAGTTCCAGACTTAACTACATTAGTTCCAAGACCAGAGTCATAGAACGTATATGAGAATGTTTCATCAACGACTTTTCCTGCCGGAAGGACAACTCTACCTCTAGAATCTTTTATTTCTTTTGTCTTGAAGAATCTTGTATCTGCCAGATTATCACCGTACTTTGCTTCTGCATAGTTATAGATGTCACTATTAGACATTGGCCAATCATGCCTGATGTTAGTGATTCCGGAACAAATGATTACGACCCAATCTAACTCGTCACTTCCATACAATTCTTCTGCCACATTATCTGGTCTGAAACCTTCGGGAATTTCATACTTATCAAAGAGAGTGATTTCTTTTTGAATATCCTCTCTGAGTTTGACCCTACGGAATAAGTTTGCAACCTCAACATAGTCGAGTGATGAGTTCTTCCCAGTTAGAAAAGATGGGTATCTGATTATTGGAAACTCTTTGAAATATGCCATTAGAATCCTACTCCTACATCGCTGTCTTCGTAGTCGGTATTATAAATTGGTTCAAGTTCTTTGAATGTTAAATCCATCTGCATTGAGATTGGGGTTGAATCATCATATGTTGCATAGACTCCCTCACCTGTATAGTTGACAGAGACATCAGTTAAGAAGCACTGTTTGAATTTATGCAAGAATGGGTGATTTTGTATACCCCTTCTGTAACGAAGTTCAAAAACGTTTGGTGTTTTAATGAATAAAGAATTACCAGAAATCTGAGTCGATTGATCTACTTTTGGTGCCATATTGGACTTGAAAGTCCTAATGATTAATTTTACTTGTTCTGCTTCTTTGGCGTTTCTTGGTGTAAACTTAAATGAGAACCTAAAAGATCTCAGAGTAGGTCCATTAAATAACAACTCCATATTTGGGTTGAATACCTGACCTGTAGATCTGGCAAGTAGATCTGCGGCAGAAACATTACCACCAAGTGCTCCGAGTGCAGATGCAGTTAATTGATTTGTAAGGAGAGTTTTAGCACCTGACAAAACTCCTTCACTGCCTTTAATACCGGTCAACGCATCTTTTCCTGCTTCAAGACCACCTGTCACTGCAGCACCAAGACTATCTGCGTTGCCAATTGCTTCTCCAACTCCTGTCATCGTCTCTTTAACTGCTCCTGCAGCAGCACCCACAATAGTGTTCATCCTAGACTCACCATATGATGCAGAATTACCATCTTGAATACTCGATGGCATTTGTAAGATAATGGTGCCCCTATCCTTCAATCTCTTTGTTGCCAGTCCTTTTGATGTAAGACCTTTTCTACCAGTTG